GCTAAAGATAGACTTTCGTCTGGACCTTCGAAAAGCGCAGGATCCCTACCATCGGTAAGTACCATTGCCCCAGATTCACCAACTATAGAATCGACAGCATCGATCTCGTCAACATAAAGTTTGCCTTCTATATGGAGATCACCACCGCCAGTGATGTATACCCCGCTATCGAATGCCAAAGATAGGCTTTCGTCTGGACCTTCGAAAAGCGCAGGATCCCTACCATCGGTAAGTACCATTGATCCAGACTCACCAACTATAGAATCGACAGCATCGATCTCGTCAACATAAAGTTTGCCTTCTATATGGAGATCACCACCGCCAGTGATGTATACCCCGCTATCGAATGCTAAAGATAGGCTTTCGTCTGGACCTTCGAAAAGTGCAGGATCCCTACCATCGGTAAGTACCATTGCCCCAGATTCACCAACTATGGAATCGACAGCATCGATTTCGTCAACATAAAGTTTGCCTTCTATATGAAGATCGCCACCGCCAGTGATGTATACTCCGCTATCGAATGCTAAAGATAGGCTTTCGTCTGGACCTTCGAAAAGCGCAGGATCCCTACCATCTGTAAGTACCATTGCTCCAGATTCACCAACTATGGAATCGACAGCCTCGATCTCGTCAACATAAAGTTTGCCCTCTACATGGAGATCACCACCGCCAGTGATGTATACTCCACTTTCAAACGCTAGGGATAATGATTTTTCTGGACCTTCAAATAAATCTGGCTCCCTGCCGTCGGTAATTCTCATCTGACCTGGATACGCAGGATAGGCGGGCCAAGTAACTATTTTATCTCCATATATAGTTCCTTTGTCTATATATAAATCTGTATTATCCTTTAGCCATGCACCACTTTCAAAAGATATTGCTAAAGATTTTCCAAGTTGATCTATTTGTTTATTTTGATCATCTGTTATTTTTAATTTTTGAAAATCTCCAGTTGTAGAAATTCCTCCAGACGGTATTAATTGATTATAAAATATTTTATTACCAGTTACTGTTTGATCTAGGCCAGTAATTACTAAAGCGGCATTTTCATCAATCCCTCCTCCTGCACCTAGATATGAAGAAAAAGGCTTTCCGCTAACAAGCAAATCTCCTATAAAATCTTTTGCTCCTGTGATTTGTTGATCTCCGCTTGTATATACTCCACTTTGTACATACAATGCTGTCCCTGAAAGATTTCCGCTTACATTACCGCTAATAAAAGAATCAAAAGTTTTAACTCCGCTAATAATTTGATCCCCAGTGACATAAACACCTTCTTGGACATACCTTGCTATCCCAGATATATCTCCTGTAATAGGCTCTAAGAATTTTTTTCCGCCTATTATTGTTTGTTCGCCAGTAATATATACAGCAGTGTCTCTTACATTTGATACGGCATCTTCAATATGCGAAGAGATTGGTTTTCCGCTAATATAGACATCATCTCTGAAATCTTTTAATCCACTGATTCCATAAATACTTCCAGTTTGATTTCCTGTAGTATAAACACCTTCCTGAACGTATCTAGCTATCCCAGATATATTTCCAGTGATCGGTTCTAGGAATTTTTTACCTCCATCTATAGTCTGCTCGCCAGTAATATATACAGCATTATCTCTTACATCGCTTACGGCATTATCGATATGTTCTGATACTGGCTTTCCGCTAATATATACATCATTTCGAAAATCTTTTATTCCATAAATGCCAAGGTCTACTCCAGTTTGATTCCCTGTTGTGTATACTCCATCTCTTACGAATCTAGCTATTCCAGATAAATTTCCACTTACATTTGCATTTACAAAAGACTCGAAACTCTTTTCTCCATATATAGTTTGATCTCCTGTTACATAAACACCGTCAACTACATACCTAGCTGTTCCAGATAAATTACCACTTACATTTCCTGAAATAAACTCGTCAAAAGTTTTAACACCGCTTATTACTTGATCACCTGTAACATAAACTCCATGAACTACATGCCTTGCTATTCCAGATAGGTTTCCACTAACATTGCCAATAACAAACTGCTCAAAAGTTTTAACGCCATCTATTGTTTGATCGCCTGTAGTATATACCCCATCTACTACATATCTAGAAAATCCACTAAGATTTCCTGTTATAGGTTTGAGAAAATGTTTCGCTCCATCTATTATTTGATCGCCTGTGATGTAAACTCCATCCACCACATATCTAGCAAAACCGCTTAAATTTCCAGTAACATTACCTCGTATCCCTCCTTCGGCAATTAATGGCTCTCTAAATGTTTTAACTCCGTCTATAAATTGATTTCCAGTTGTAAAAACTACATTTTCTCTTAAAGTGCTATATAATCTGCCATAGCTTAGCTTGTAGTTGTTTACATCTTCTCTAGCTATTAGAAAATAATCTCCATTTACTGGAGGAGTTATGTACAATCCTGGTAAATTGTCCAGGTCAGAGATTTTTCTATCTATAGCCATTACGATAAATTACACCTGGTCTCTTAGTTTTCTTAAATTTCTTATCATTTCTATAGCTACCTCTTCAAGTATGCCTCCAGCTTCAGGGCTTTCGAGCAAAATCTTGTTCACCATTTGCGTATCTTCGGGAGCTATAGTGGCTCCCTCTTTTGTTTTATGTTGCGAGAAATATACCCCTTTTTCTTTTGTTATATAAATGGTAAACTCTAAATCTGCTGTAAAATAATTTCCTCTTTCTGTGTTCAAAGAATATCTTTGCGATCTTATTTTTGCATCTTTAAATAAAAAGCCTGACTTATCATCTCTTACTAAGTCGTCTTCGCAAGATCTTCCTCTAAAATTTGAAAATAGAAAATCAACACCCTTATCAGAACATATTATATTGTCAAGACTGCCTCTCATTTGTTTGCTTACAAAAGCTGTTATACTAATTGAAGACTCTATTGGAAATTTTATATCTTTTTTATGGGAGTATTGACCAAAATCATAAAGTGTTTTTGTTGGAATATTTGCTGAAAAATTAAAATTTTGCATTCTTCCTTGTGTTTCAAAACCTCCTACTCCTAAATTTATATCTTCTACTCCGTCATTTAATTGAAATATTTGCCTATCAGTTGGCTCCAGATCTTCTCTGTCATAATCTACAAACTTGTATCCATCGTCAGAAATATCTAAAAAATTCTTAAATGCTACATTTTCCGCATCCCATGATGTATTAATTTTTATTAAGCCAGATCCAAGTATCTCCATTGAATAAGAAGAGAGAAAAGCTCCTGTAAAAACACATGCGGATAGTTCGTTAGATCTTAAATATGCATCATCTGCATTGTGTGGCATGTCACTGCCGTTTTCCGCTGATAGAAAAAAGAAATCCATTGTTTCTAGTCCTGTAAAAATTGGAATAAAGTCTTGCAATGCTTGTTCTGATGTGACAGGCATTCTAAAAAGTTTTTCATTATCCATATCGGAAAGAAAATAAGAAAAAGAAAAATAAGGTCTTTGATTGGACACTATAGGTCTTAAAATTTCACTATATCCCACTGATTTTACGGTTTCTCTTGATATGTTAAACCCAAATTCAAAGTTAGTAACTAACGATATGGGGTTTATTGTTTCTGGTGCGGTTCTTGATTGAGCAAATAACCTAGCCGAATTATACCTTAATATAGCATTTTCTCCCATAATATTTATTACACATTAAATGTGATTTTTTACCGTCTCACGTGTATATATATTTATCATGGGTAAGCCACGCGTTCCAAATATTAAATTAGGTAAAGGTTCTAAAATTAAGATCGGTCATTCCATCTTACAGAATCAAAACAAAACTTGGTCGGAAACAGGAGATGGGTTTACTTACACGGATTTAGTAGATAGGCCAGATTACTATCTTGGTAAATTCGCAAAAGCATTTAATGTTTCCTATAATACTTACGAAGCTAGAAAAGATAAAGGTTTGCATATCATAAACCCTAAAGAAGTTAAAAATCCTAATGAAACAAAGCCAAAAGTAGATATTTCTAAATGGAGAGAAAGGACAAGATTAAAGGGTGAATTGACAGGATCTATCTTAAACCCTTCATATTATGATAATTTTATTGATAATGAATATAAATTGGCTTATTTTGACCCTCATGCACAACAAGAAAGAATTTCAAGGCCAGTAAAATATTATCATACATGCGAAGAAATTCAATATATTATAGAAAACGATTTAGTTAGTGGAGTTAGTGGTTATGATGTTTCCAGTGCTGGTAATATTCAATTTCCACAATGGGGTCCTTATTTAATAGAGGCTAGAAGTACTGGAGAATACAGCGGTATTTACATCAAACCAGGAACTCAAACTGATCCAGAATTTATTAGCGGAAGCATAGAGGGTTATAATGGTGATATTAATGATTACTCCTCTCATATACTTAGGCATTATAAAACAGGAAGTGGGCTGATTCAATCAGATATCACCTTTTTTGAACCTAGAAAAGATGTTTTTGTTAATGCTGGAATTACTGTAGGTATATTCGATTTTAATGTTGGTACTTATATAAACAGAGCACAGCCAGTTCAATTTGTTTCTGGTTGGAACGGCTTAAGGGAGAACGATTTTTTTCATCGTATAACAGGATCTTTTTATGATTCCCCTAATTGTATAATGATTCCTAATAAAGCCTATAAAGTTCATGTAACTCATGACATCAATGTAGACTTTGATACAAGCTTAGATCCAGAAGATACTGACAAAATTATACATGCTACTGGAGCTAGACCTCATTTTAATTATCAAAAAGCTCAAACTGCCAATATATATCCAGGAAATAAAATTCCTCAACACTTTTATGCAGGCCCAAATGATTATACTTCAGAAAAATATTTTCAATATGGTGCTCCTAGTGGCTTTTTTGGTCATAAATACGATAGCTTTAAATCTATAAGAATTAAAAACAATCCTGAGCTAAAAGCTTTTAGAATACCCATAGCAAATGAAAATTGTGCATTTAAAACTCTTAAAAGCATAGAGGTTACAGATTGTGCAAACTTAGATTATTTCTGGATTCATCCAAACTTAACTCCAGTACTTCAAAAATTAGATTTTTCTGGATGCAATATAAACTTTGATAATTATCATAAGTACCATGAAGATCAATATGAAAATCTTAAATTTGTAAAGTTAAACCAAGAAAATCCAAAAATTAATCCTAGTGGCGCATTGAGCATAGAGGGTATAACTCAAGATGTTCCTGATTATGCTAGATACTCTTTTTACAATGGATTTGAAACTGACACCGAAAAAGACAGACTTCAACCTAAAGGTTGTGTTTATGGTCCTATATCAAATTTTAAATGTAAGCATTTGAATTTTGCTGGAAATAATTTAAATCAAACTGGTGTTTTTGCTTTAGTCGCAAACTGCGTAGCTAGGCAATTAGAAGATGGTTACTTAAATGTTAGCGATCAAACAACTAGATCTGGACCTCAAAATGCTGTTTTCAATGGAGAAAGAGCTGATGCATACGGAGGAGTCAAAATTGGAAAGCATGATCAAGTTCTGCAAGATATAAATAATTTAGTCTTAACTGGTATAACTATTCTGAGAAATAAAGGTTGGACTGTTATCTATGATGGGCATGGTGCAGAAGTCGATTTAGGTATTGGTCATAAATATAAATACGGAAAATGAAATATTTTAATTTATCTAGCTCTATATATAAAACAAGACCAAAGCAAGATGGTTCGAACGAATCTTTTGTCAATGTTTTTCCCTTTGCTAGTTATAGTGATTCATTCAAACCAAATACATTTCAATGGACTGTTTTAAATGTAAATTCTAATTTTAAAAATTCTACATTTTACAAATCTTATGTAAATACAAAATTTATAGGACCATCGAATATTAAAAATCCACTTTTGAAAATTCGAAGACTTCAGGAAGGTGAAGTTGTTTTTGTTCAATTACATCTTGAGGCTTCTGATGGACAAGATACTCTATCGAAAGCATGCAATATTACTGCCTATAGAGGGGATCCAGTAAATTCTCCATTTAATATTTTCTATCCAAAGAATGGAAAATTAAATATGGAAACTGTATATGATGCAGCTATAGAAATGCAAATGTTAACTGCTAACTTTGATTCTAAAAAAGTATTTCCAGCTATATCTGAAACAGTTCAAGGGTCCAAAGAAACTATAGGAGAACATTTGGCATATTTAGAAGGCTTAGATCTAGAAAAAGATTTATCACCATTAGCTAATTCTAAATCCCAAAAGAAACAATTAAATGGGCAGGAGGTCAAATTTGAAAAAGTTAATTTTGCTTTTGTTAAAGATGAGTTGGCTTTTTATGCTCATGGCAGATCGTTAGATAATGATTCCATAGATACTTTAAATTTTCAAAATCCTAGAAATTTTATATATACAAAATCAGAAGTAAAGCCAGAAAAAATACATGTAATTAAAGCATATGAGACTAAGAGAAAGTCTCAACATCCTGGTTTTAATTCTTTTATAAATCCTATGCTTAATCCTTATCTTACAAAAGGAAAAGCTAGAGTCTTTTTCCCTGGAAGAAGTGGTCATGTGGCTAATACTGCTAATCAAGGATGTTCAAATAATAATACAACTACAGGCGGCTGCCAAGGATATCCTGCTTCTAGTAATAATAACACTTGCGCAAGTAACACGACATTTAGTCAAGGATTCTGTTCGGAGCAATCATGTTAATTTATTTTGCTATAATATAAAGAGTGTAATTATCAACCTTTATATTGCTTCTTCCGTCTCCCAATAAGTTGTCATCAACTATTATGGATTGAAGATCATCTCTTGTGTCATCGTTAAATTCAGTTCCTACTTGATGTAGTGCAACTTCAAACTTCGTCCCAACTGGAATAATCTCATTGCTTTCATATATAGTAAAGTAATGATCCATCCAATCATCGTTCATAAACCCAGCTTCTTCTGTTAAATATCCAAACATATCTCCAGAAAAACCGTACTGGGCTAATACGGATTTATGTTTAAGCATTTTTTCATATAAAGTTTCTTGAAAATGCGTATAAAAAGATATTCTTTCAGTATTACTTGCTGAATTAACACTTCTTTTGAATAACATAAGTTCCATAAGAACTTGTTCTCTTGTATAATTTAAACTGTTTTCTATATTTGCTCTTATTCCTGGATTTTGTTTAAATGCACAGTAAGTAAACCAAGGTCTGTCTAATACTCTATATGTGTTAGGAGTATTGCCTACAGAAACATTAAATCCATTTTTTTCTGTCAAACTATGTGTGTAATTTGTATATGCTTCTGTGTATTCGGATCCCCAATCTGATGCATGTGTTACAAAATTTTGATTAAAATCGTCATTTAATGATGGTATGTTATTTTCATAACAAGGCCATATTGCAGAAGATGCTTTATCAACACCTCCATAAAGAAATTGCTTTGCATTTGTATTAATATCTTGTCCAGTATTTTGATCTTTATAATTTTCAAAACCAGCAAATTCACATTCTGTTAAGTTAGTGAATCCACTGTCTCCAAATTCATTAGTCGCCTCAGTTGCTAAATGAAAACTAGTCCTTCCATATTCCCAATAATTAATAAATTTATATTTATCCCATGATACATTACCTTTTACCTTTGAGGATATGTGTCCGCCCTGTCCAGCGGGAGCTCCATAATATAAATATTCATAATATACCCATTGGAAAAAATCATTTCTAATGTGCAAGCTTTCAGATAACTCGTTCGAGAAATAAGGATGTCTTACCGCTTTACCTGTATGACCATTATTGCCTACAAAACTATTATTATTCCATATTGTCGCCAGTGTATTTTGTGCTGGATCTGCTTTTGTTTGTTTTAGCAAATCTCGAACTGTTATTAATCCACTATCATTCAAAACATGTTTTTGAGCCTTTAGTTTATCCCCTGTGTTGGTATAAGCTGCATCTGGTACAGCCTCCATTGAGCTTGATGTACTGTTATATCTTTGGTGAATTTCTCCAGACCCAGAATCTACATCTTTTATGTTAGAAGTAGAATATGCGTCATCATCAAACTCAGTTAAGTCGTATTGCCCCCATGTATAACTTGTATCTGGAGACCCTCTTGGAATATGTAATGTGAACTCTGCATCTGTTATAGCTGATGTTATTGCATCTGTTAATGTAATTGTATTTCCTGTTGAACTGACTGCACTTATTTTTGTTTTAAATCCACTAACTCCAACAAATTCTATTTCAAAATCTGTAGAAAAATATCTATGTGCAATATTTGTTCTTCCGCCATACATATTACTTATTGTAACTGTTTTCGAATCTTTACTAGCTGTTGCTGATATATTAGAACTTTGATCTGTATATATTTCACTACTTTTTACTTCTATAAATTCTCCATGGACATCATACTTTGCATGCATGACAGTGTTGGTATTTTTTTTAATAGTTATATTTTTTATATAAACTGATCCAGTTTCATCTCTTTCTCTTGGTACAAAATCTGGATCTATTACAGCATTTATAACCTCAATACTTCCATCGTGATCAGCCCCTAAAGGATCTGGCTCTCTAAATTCAGTTCCTCCAGCTCTAATTTTAGGAAGTCTCCAGCTTAATCTTTCTTTAGTATAATAGTCGGGATTTTTTAATTTATCCCTATTGGCATTTGTAATATTATTTGGGTACAAATTTCTGGCGGCATTGGCATTATCTCTGACAGTTGTTTGTGCGCCGACTTGGGCTTGAAGTGCCGTAAATGCCGCAAAAAGAACTTGGAATGCTGGCTCTTGGACAACTTCTCCTTGTGATGATGTTGTGTCTCTTCCTCCTGTAAAAGCTACATTTGCACCTGCACTTGCTGGAGCATCTCCATATTCTTGCAGATTAACATATCTAGATAATGTTGCAACGTTTGTAAAATTAGCAGGAGCTCCAGCAATTATATCATCACGAGTAAAAGTATTTGCCGCGCCAGGAATGCTAATTGTTAAATTATTACCATTAACAGCGTATGCTAATGCTCCTCCTCCTTGATTCTCTAATATTGAAATCCTTAAATTGTTTCCTACTGATCCAGTATTAGCTGAGTCAAAAGCAATACCTCCAACTACTGCATATGCGAACCCTGTCATACCTGCTGCCAAATATTTAAGTGCAGCCGACTGAGCTTCATTTTGATCGTTAATTAGGCCATTCAAAGTAGCCTCTTCATCTATTGCAGTTTGTATGGATGCTTGCCAATCTTGATACCAAGTTTGCAAACTATTATCCAAAGTATCTAAAGGTAAACATAGCAGTCCTTTAAACGGAACTCGATCTCTAAATAATCCTTCTATATCAACTTTTGTTGAATTAGGCCCATCTCCAATCATTCTAATGTTATACCCTTGCTCTGGTATTGTACTTGATAATGGCTGCCACAATTCATATGGATTAGCAAAAAAAGTTACATCATCTCTTGTTGTTGATAATGGAGCTGTTCTTGGAGAAGATCTAACTCCTACTATATTGTCGCTTTCTGGGTCAGCAGAAATGTCTGTTTCCCAGCTTGCGGTAGCCCTGTTATATTCTTGAAAATTACTTTCTTGAGTTGTTTCATGGCACAACCTCATAAATCCACCTTCTTGCCAATGTGGATCGGCACTACTTGTGCCATATGATTTATGGTGTTTTGTTTTTATTTCATTATAACTAAATCTGCTTCTTTTTAATACTAAATAATACCCTTTATAACTGTTAAGTGTTGTAAGGGTTAATGGATAATCCTTGTGTATACCTATAAATATATTACTAGCATCTTTTGCTTTTAAAGTATTTGATACATTGTGGCAACTTTCTCTATTTTGGCATTGAAATAAATCTTCATCACTTGCTGGATTGAAAACGGAAGCAATATTATTACCTCCGTTTCCAGTTTTCTTCATGTCATCTACATTCCAATCTGAGTAAGTGTCGGCAGTAGGCCAGCTATAAACAATAGGATCATTAGTGTCAAAAGCATGCTCTCTAATTAGCTTACATGTATTAGCTGAATTTTCACTATTTATCCACCCTTTATCTTCATCGCAATTATCTGCTTCATCTCCATCTCCTGGCACACCAAGCGGAGGTTCGATATCACTTTCCCAAAATCCTCCAGCACCATATACATTTATATTAAAAGTGTTATACGGAAAATCAGGATCTTTATATAGCAGATTCCAGTAACCTGCCATCATTTTTCTTCTTTTTCCGTAAAAAGAAAATTTACTATGACTATCGGCGGTTTTAGTTACTCCAAATCTTACATCATGAGAATCGCTCTCTTCGTAAGTTCCTCTTTCAGCATAAGATCCCTGCCCATAATGATTCCAATAAATTTGATCGAACGGCATGACTAATCATTTTTTTTATTGTTTTGTATTCTTTGTCTTTTTTCAGCTTCTCTTCTTTCGAGTTCTTGTTTTAATATTTGTATATGATTTTCTATTTGTTCTTTTTCTAACAAAACGTCACATAACATTGCTTTTATGTTTAGTTCATCTAATTCTCTAATATTCATATATTATATTAATCTTTATGCTATCTTAAATCAAGGTTTCTAAAAGTGATTAATGAGAGTTTTATCGTCCATACTTCTATTTCTTTTTAAGTCTATTCTGAATCGTAAAGATGTTGTGGTGCCAACTGATGTTGGAGTACAAACTATATAGCAATCTTTGCTTGTTGGATTTATTTTTTTATTAGCTGAATCTGCGGCTACATAATTAGAAGTTCCATGTTTATATCTTAATCCCACTAAGTCATGGTATGATCCATCTGTACTTACTGACATATTAACATATTGACTAGATTTTATTAGTCCTAAAGTGCTTCTATTACTCTTTTCTGGTTGGTTTTTATGCCACTGCACAGTGCATGTACCTTTATCTGTTTCCATATATATTCCAAGAACATCATATCCAATTGGTGAAGCTGCCATTATTGTATATCTTCGATCTTGTTCTGGATTTTGTATATCTCCATTAATTTGAGTTTCTACTTGCGAAGCTATACCAGAGGCACTATATGGATCAGTAGCAAAGTTTGCTAACCAACTTTCTTTAAACGCATCGAATTTAAATCCAAATCCTTTTCCATCTCCTTTCCAAGGGGATTGATTGGTTTGGTTTGTTGGCCCGCTTCCTTGGGTTCTATTGCTAGATGATGCTAATCCAGTAATAGTTACATAGTCTGAGTTTACATCAGGATCATAGCAGAAAATTAATCCTTGGTTATTTGATATAGAAAACTCTCCGTTTTTTCCAAGGTATAATCCAGTTCTTCCAGGCTCCCAAGTGTTGGCAGTTCTTGTATTCCTTCCAATGCTTTTGTAATCGTAAGTAGCTAAATAATCTGGATTTAAATAAAGTGATCCTATTTTTCCCGCATCTCCAGTAATATTTCCTCTGATGTAAGCATCTTGTGCATACATTTTTCCATGTCTATTTACAAAAAATCCTTGTCCAGAATCAGGTGCAGTTGCAGGAGTTTTAGTATTTCCCCATTGCCCTATTTGCATTTCTCCGTCAGCACTTATTTTAAACCAAGGTTCATCTTTTGTTCCGTTACCTGCTATAAAAGAATTTCCACTTAAGAAACCTCCAGTTATGTAAGCTCCAAAAAATACCGCTCTACCATCGTTTGATATTTTCCAACCTCTATTCTGAGGTCTTCCATGACCAACTAAACTAGGTAAATCAATTGCACTATCATCAAAGTTAGTAGTTCTTATATCAGTCCTTGTTAAAAGAATGCCTTTAGCTCCTTTTTCATCAAATAAAGATGGATCTGATGGATCTCTTGTAATTTGAGTAGCTAATTGTAACCCCTCTCCAACGTCTAAAGTTCCAGTAATAGTAACATCTCCTGAGAAATAAGCATCTCTAGCTCTAAGATTTCCGTCTCTTGTTACATAAAATTTGTTTTTTCTGTCTGCATAATATGCCCCTCCTCCAACTGAGATGTCACCTCTACTACTTACCCTGAAATGATTTCTACTATCACAATCTCCTGCAGATAATGTAACTCCACTTATTGCTCCAGATCTAATATCAATACTTTTGAAAACAGCATGACCATCACCTCTTATACCCCAGCCTCTTCCGTCTATGCTAGGGTCATTACATGGAAGATTATCGACAAAACCATAGCTTGCAATAAGAGTATTATGAGTGTTTAATTCATCCCCTAGAGTAATAGCACTACCAGCTTGAAAAGTAGAGGCTTTAACTGTTCCCATTATTTGAGCATCAGCGGCAAATAAAGTTCCATCGTTTAAAACTTTAAATTTAGAGTTATGAACTCTAAACCAATCTCTCAAAACTGGCTGTCCATATAAATGCGAATCTTGATCTGTATATGTTGTAGTTGCTCCTGTAGTAACTAATCCTTTTAAATTGTATGTATTTCCGTATAGTGAAGCTAAATTAACACCCATGTTTTGATCAAATGGTATTCCTAGTCTTGCTCTTCCGAATCCTTGGGTGTAATCTCTTGGCGGGCTAGTATTAAGAGTTATGTCTTCTATCTGCCTATTTTCTATGCCATAATAAGCTCCGCCTTCTCTTATCCAGTGCATCTCTATAAACATTCCTCCTCCTGCTAGATCGGATAGCTCTGCATTTGAATACTCGTCTAAATTTAGTTGAACATATACTTTCCCAGCGTCAGCTGCAACAGGAGGAATTGGAGACTCTGGTTCTGATTCCCCAAATTCATCTCTCATTAATCCGCTATACCCCAATACGCCTGTAAAGTATCCTGATATATTTTTTCTTTGATCGCCTATTGTGAGATTTCCAAAACTATCAACATCAAGAGCTGCTTCGTCGCTTGCTCCAATGCGAATTGTTCCAGCTGTTAAGTTGCCTTTTATCTCAAGGGTATTAGGTTCTACATCTATCGAGTGCCAGCCATCGGCATCATGAGTAAAAGTAGGTTGTTTAAAGCTTCCATCAGCTAACTTTTCACCTGTCCAAAATACTCCATTACCTTCTGGATCACCAATTCTAAACATTTTATGATCCATATATAACCCAGGCCCAGCTAAATAATCATAGTCATGCGAACCTGGAGCGGGATTGGGTCCATATGCTGGGCCTAATGTATGTATAGAATCACTTAATACTCTTCCACTGGGATGTGCTAATATAAAATCTGTAGAAGTTATTTTAGAAGATATTATATCTCCAGCATAAACATTAGATATGTAATTTGCACTTATAGCACCCCCAGTTACATAACCTTGGTTGTGTGGAACTGGAGCATATCTTTCATTTGCATAGGTCGAAGATACTGTTTTTGATAAATTTACAGGATAAGAATTGTGAGGATCTTGCGATACTCCTGAAACAAAACCTATTCCAGTATTGCCAGATCTATCAATTGTTTTTATGAAATAGTGGTAATAAACATTGTGAAGAGGTCTTGCGTATTTCTCTGCAGTTGGCTCTGCTCCCCATCCGCTATTCAAACCAGTTACAACATTATTATCTATGAAGGATGTTGATGGAGCTAATTGATATTCGTATTCTTCTGGGTTTTGATCAAAATATCCACTAATATCAGCTGATGACCAGCAATACTTATTTATAGAAGATTCTTCGTTTATTCTTCCTGTAGGTATACCTGTTTTATAAACTAATAGCGATGCTAAATCTTTGGATACTCCACCTTCCCATTTCCAATTAATTATATTTTGTTTCGGACCTGATACTATAACAAAATTTGTTGGATTCTTTGGTGGAGTGCTATCTTTTGGAGTTCTTATTGGGTTTTGATAACAATCAGTATAATCTGGAACTCTGCCGTCAAACTCCTGATACCTAGCTCTTAAATAATAATCTTCGTCACAGATAAGGTCAGTGAAAATACCACTGCCAGTCATGGTATTAGTCAAAGGGCCATGCTCAATATCAATTGTTTGAGTGCCTTTTAATATTGAGTAATTAGCTTTTCTTGATAAATCTACTTTGAAATAAGCCCTTTGATAATCTAAAGCTCCAGTTATTTGAAAAGATATAAAAGGTTTGGCTGATCCATCTCCTCTTTCATCATTTTCAATTCCAGTAAAAGCGATAATATCTTTCCTGTGTAATGGTTCAGGCTTTCCTATTGTTATTTTTTGTCCACTATTATAAGGCTTGCCAAAGCTATCTTTTTGATCTGCAGGAAATGCTGTATTACCTATACTCCAATCTCCTGTATTATTTGATGAGTCTACAGCTCTAAGCCAGAAATATAAATCATCATCTGAATTTTTTCTAAAATTCTTTAACGCAATTAATGATGCATTTGTTAATGCTTTTTGATATGGTTTAGTGCCTTCATCCTCTCCAGTAAAATTTTGAAATCCAGTATACAGTATTATTGATGACAAATCTCTGTCTGGAGGATTTTCCCAAGAAAGAAAAGCATTAGGTCCGTTTTTTAATGAAGCAACCCATTGTGGCCTTCCAGGTGGAATTTTATCTGGTGGAGCATATATATAGTCAGAAGTTATGCCATATTCATAATTACTTAATCTTAGATCTTCTGAAAAATTAGATTCAAGAACATCAAAAATAACTCTAGTTCTTACCTCATAATAATGATTACCTAAAGCATCAAAAGTAAAATGACCTGAACCGTTACCTAGTTTTGAATAATCTAAACTAGCTTTATTAGAATCTTGAAATGAATTTATTAAAGATAATTCTGATGTTGTTACGTCTTGATATTCAGTTTCGTAATATTTAAAAGACTCATCATTTTGACCAATTCCAGAATAAAATACATGTATTAAAGATCTTCCGTCTGGCGAAGCTTCTCCGCTTGTATGAACCTCTGGACCAGCTAAATTTACATATTTGTATGTAAAATTAGAATACATTCCTGTATTATTTGATGTATCAACAGGGATCGCATGAAAAGGAAATTCTGTTTTATCAAAAGCTTCTTGCCCTGGTTCTCTAAATTTGTTAATTGGATAGAGCGGGAAATCACTTGGATCTGATACAGAAAAATGCTCTACATCTGGTAGAAAATTTGCATTTGTCAAGTTTGTTGTTGTAGCTTCATCCGCTATATTAACTCCCCAATTTACATGCCCGCTTCCAGTGTAAAGTAATATTTTCTCCACATCTCTTTCCGCAGGAGCATCCCAAGAAAATCTAAAATTAGAAAATTGTTTTGAGACCCTAAAATTGTTTAGTTTTGCTGGAGGGAAAAGATCTTTAGGTATGCAACCTCTATCATTTCCTTCTTTACTATTTCTTCCGTCGCTCATTACGGCATATATTTCACCGAAATAACAAGCTTCAGGCAGAACCTCTCTGACTTCAAAATGACCAGAGTTTCCAGCTCCATACTGACTAGGAGAAATAACTACATCTCCTTTTGGGACTTTATGCATTACTGGGTTTCCAAACCCATAAGTTTCATCAGTAATTTTTACATTATATTCACGGAAGTTTTTAAATTCATGATAAGATCCAGAATAAAAAACATGAAGTATTGGATGAAATCCATAACTATCTGTGCCGAAACCTTCTTCTCTTATTTCTCCAGATAAGAATATATCTGGTGCGGCTGATATGTCCGTGAGGGTTAATATATTACTATTGCTTCCATCACTTAAATTTTCAGAATAATCAAAGGATCTTATGTGGAAAGCTGCAGTATCTCCAAAGCCTATTTGCTCTCCTTTATTATTTCTTAAACTTCCATCTGATGTGTCAGCTTCGTATGTAAAATATCTTGCATTTTTACCTACTACTTCTGCGAAAGAACTATCTGTTTTGGGAGTAGGGTATGTATTAAAAGGATTTGTTTCATTATCATAATCCGTGAAATTTATTGCAGGATCAGTTGCATCTTCATGTCCAGTATATATCCTAAACCCTATTAAGTCTGAATCTTTGCCGTCCTGATGGTCCCATGAGAAATTTAATAAATTTGGAAATAAATCATTTATTCTCACATTAAAATTTGTGGGAACAGCAGGAGGCTTTAAGTCTCTAGCCCCTTTAAATATCATTATTTTTTCAGGACTTCTTCCGAAACTATTAGCTTCATACCACCTTAATTCATAATATTGATTTGGGTCAGGCAGTTCAAATTCGCCAGAAAGTACATATCCAGTATTAAAAGGGCCGCTAGTTCCGTAATCATGTCCAAAGACAGTACAACCTTCTACTTCTAGATCTCCATATTCTTGAGGATTCCTTGGTCTTTGTACATCAAGAAATGGATTAAAATTACTAGCTTGAAATGTCGATAATGCTACTGTTTTATTTTCATGCCCGCCAATTACAGCTTTGCCGCTAGGAGTTAAGTGATTTAATTCAGCTGGTTTAGTATTATCATATACGACTTTATAATCTCCGCAACTCTGGACATCTGGTATTATCCATTGTCCTTCTTGCATGATTTTCTCACTATTATCAGTAGCTGTTAATAATTTTCCATAGTAGGAGTCTGTTATTTTTGCAATACGCATTCCATAATAAGCATTAGATAATGAATTTTTATAATATAAATCATTTTCTTGAGTATTATGAAAGTAATATTGAACTCTTGAGATTGTTTCTCCTTGTGAATTTACAACACCACTTGCTTTTACTATTAAATCTACTGTATTAATTTCAGGATATCCAGGATTTGATATTTGAACAACTGGAGGGGCAACTGGAGGTTGAGTAGGAGGCGGATTTGGACCTGGACCTCCTGGCTGACCTGGTCCTGGAGAATAATCGTAATCTGTATCAGTATATATAGTTGATAAAGAATCTGTTTTATTAAATTTTCCAGAGTCATATTCTAAACCAACCATAGAATAAGTTCCATCGCCATTATCCGAAGTAGATAATAATTGATAGTCTTTTCCTTGAAAGTCGTCTTTTACTCCATCCTTTCTTTCTCCATGGAGCATGTATAAAGCTCCTTCTCTTATTTTATCTGTTACCTGAGATCTGTCATTTCCATTTCTAAAAGTATTTAAAAGTTCGCTTTCAAGTAAATAATCATTCAGCGTTTTATACTTTGCACTATTTGATATGAAGGATCCTGATATAGGTTTTTTAAGAATTAAATCCTCATCTTCGTCTGTAAGAATTTTAGCTCCTGATGGGGTATTTTCTATATAATTGTGCAGACTAGTGTTTTGAGATACTCCACCTAAACTAATAGGGTCGGAATGTAAAGGTATCGCAGGAAAATGAGGAGGGTTTCTGTCCCCATTATCTTGAGCTCCTATTTGGTAACCGTTTCTATGTACAAATTCTTTAAATTGTTTTGTATCAGAAGATTCTTCAAAATCTTCGCCAGGTATTAGAAAAGATATGGAAGTATAATTGTAGTTTCCAGTATCTAATTGTTGATCTAGTAATATAAAATTTTGGTTAGCTGGATCTTTATGCCTTACTATTCCTTTTACTCGCCCTGCAGTTCTTTGAGTTTTCCTGAGCTCATCCCTAACTGTAAATACTTGACCTGGGGTTATATATTCGGCAGATCTATCTGTGGCAAATTGAACTGTTTCTTCTTCTAGGCTAGCTGTAAGTAAAGTCCACCTGCCTAACCTTAGTGCTTGATCTCTAGAAGTACAACCAACGGCTGTTATTTCTTTCATTCTTATGCCGTATCTTATTATCCCTTCTGGATCTTCTATGTATGCATATTTAGGCAAGAAAGAATCTTCTTTATCTTTGTATGCAACTTTTACGGCTGTAAATTTTGTATGTTCTGGAGTTCCTGAATAACGAAATACTCCATCAAGAACATTATCATTTGTAAAGCTCATTACAGACTCTTTCAAGCTGTTAATTGCTACAAAAATATCTAAATTATTAAAATAAGCTATTCCTCTAAAAATAGAAGCTATTTCATTAATCGTTTGGAATGCATCAGCTGCATTTTGAAGTAATATATTACAGGAAAATCTTCTTTCTTGAATAAATCCATCATTAGAAGCGTTACCCATTGATGTAGGAACTAGGCCATCACAATATTTAGCTATCTTAAATAGCTCCCATTTATCTAAATTAGTGTTTGTTATATATTCTCCAAGCCCATACCTATCATTAGTAATTAAATCATATAAAATCCAAGCTGGGTTATCTGTCCACTCTAATTCTGCTTTAAAATTTCCGTCCCAAACTCCTTCATGCCTTTCTTCGCTGCTATGCTCTGAGCCTTCTGCTCCGTAGCTAGATGAATAAGCTCTTTTCTTTGTTGGCCCATCAGGTCCGATTATTTTTTCTACATAATTAGAAGGAACTTTTACTTTTTTTAATTTTACATCGAAAGATCTAGTTGGCGGTCCACTAAAGTTTTCAGCACTTACTAAAGATGCTACTGTTGCCGAATGAGGAATGCTTAAATTTGCATCAACAATTTCAGTAACAGAGTCTAAACTTGCAGCAAATTTAGATCTAAAATTTAAAGATTGGGCTGTGGTATTTTTAATATGTACATGCCTAGGTCTTGTATTTCCAATATCTTTTACATCTTTTAATTTTAAAAATATATCTTCTTTATATGGAGTTAAAGCCAATCCATTTACGAAAACATGCACATTATGTTCATTAACTCCATCATCATCTATTGCTTGCACTTCTCCTGCTGGTAGGCTTCTGTGAACTATTCCAGTAATATCTCCATAAATATGAAATCCTCCATCATTTTTTTGATGAACACCTTGTTCATCAGTGTTATAGCATTGATCTATAGATAAAGTTAAACCTAGGAAATCTACATCTTGATCTATTACAGAATAAGATGCTTGAGCATTTAATTTTTTCGGTTGACTGTCTGCCTCTAAGACAGTTTGATTATCTAAATTGATATTTAGCCCTACAGTTTTAGATGTATATGAAAAATCTTCTAACCACTTAAAATTATTATTTTGATTAGGCCAAAATGGAGCCTGTGTTTCTGTACCTTTTTTATATGCTAATGATACATTTCTAAAATTATATAAAGGAGATCCTTTTTTTGTTACTTGAATAGGGACTTCATTTAAATAAACACCTTTTAGTATATCGCTTCCTTCTACTAATTTGCCAGTTGCATCTACAATTCCTTCTATAGGCCCTTCGCAAAGTAAATCTAAAGATTTTACAAAAGCTGTTGATTGTAGTTTTTCCTTATCTTCTTTTGATGGTGTATAATTGCCTAAGACCTCCCTTTTGAATATTCTGGGGTCCGTATGTTCTGCATGGCAATATAATTTAAAGGGCATTTTATGTGGTATAGTGATCTACATTAACTGCTCCAACTAAGTCTCCATTTTGATCTACTACAGAATCCCTGACTTGGTTAAATGCAACTAATCTTGTATTCATTATTGAAGAAGAAATTACATGACTTCCGATTCTCAACCTTCCATAACCAACAGGAACTGGAGCTCCTTGAGTAGTATTGTTTAGTGGTCTTGAAAAAGTAAAAGATGATGTATTTTTTTGAGATGGAGCCACGTCTTCGCTTGGAGGGGGAGGAGGTTCTTTTTGTAAAAAAGATATGGCTCCCTGCATTAAGAGAGATAAACTTATTTCATATCCTATATCAGCAATTGCTCCTATAAAACCTCCAATTGACCCGCCTATCGAGCTACCTAAGTAATCTAAACCAAATGAAACTCCTAGTCCTATGCCTCCCCACTTAAGATACTCTCTTCCCATTTCATTTGCGCCTTTTACGAAAGGAAAGAAATGAACTTCTTTTATGTTTTCTGAATCAATATCTAATTCTTTATGATTGCGTACTAATTTTTTATTAACATATACTTTAAAAAATATGTTATCATCTTGTCTTTCATTAAGGTATTTAAAAAAACCATTTGTATTTGCATCTATAGCTCTTAATCCTTCGTTTGGGCTAGATACATTTAAATCCCAAGTTTTACCAAACTCATTACCTATTTTTCCATGTAAATGTATTTTCATAAACCTTAGCCCTTTACACCTAATACTACACTTTTTTCTAGATCTTTTAGAGTTTTATTTTTATTAATACCTTCTGGTGTAAAAATGTTAAATTTATTATTTTTATTAGAGTATACTATTATTGGTATCATCATTTCATCAGCTATCGAAATATCAATTTCACTTAATTTTTCAGAACTTTTAGGATGAGAATGATAAATAGCTATTATTTCAGCTTGTTCCCATGCATCTATATAGTCTTTTGAGGATATTTGAAAGTTGCAAGTTTTATCTATGGCAATATTTTCGCAATCTTTAATTAGTATTTTTTTATTTTTTTTTAGCAAAAAACCACAAATTTCAATTTCGCTTTTAGATTTTGATATTTTTTTTATTTCTTTTAAAAATTCTTCCATGATTAATATAATCTACTCGAAGGAAAACCTCCAAAAGGCAAAGGGTTACCTTCTCCAAATCTTAACCTGCAACCGTATAGTGTTTTAGAGCATGCATCTGCCGCCCAGTGATCTTTGTCTATCGATGGTCTCGTTTCTTCGGTTGATGTATGAGGGTCTGTGCATACATAAACAACATTTCTATTTTCTGTAACTTCTTTTGTTACTAAAAAAACCACATCTCCAGCTACATAATTTTGTGAAGTTTTCCATTCTCCTCTTGGGTTTAATCCAGGTGTATCAAAATTAGTATCATTATAATCTGCTACAGCACCTCCGTTATATCTACAGCCTTTTCCCCTATACTTCCATGTGCAGTAATTGTTAATTATCTGCCTTCTTGGTAGGGTGTTCCCTTCTAGATCTAGAGCATTAGATAGCTCAAATTCTACATAAAATTTATTTTCTTCTATTTTTTGATTAACATACCATATGTCTGGCCTTAAGGTGGCACCAGGATCTGGAGCTACTCCTAAACTGTCCCAGAAGGTTTTGTCAGCATTATAGTTTGCAAAATTTACTTGGTCTAAAAATCTAGTAAAAGTTCTTATTCTTTTAACTTTTGCTTTTATTAAATCATCTTTTCCTAATATATATTTTGATAAAAACCCACTATAATTAATTATTTTTAATGTGGGTCTTGATATCTGACCGTCTGATCTAGTAGAAAAATCACTTCCCTCATATGGTATATAAAAATATTCCTTACCTCCAAAGATTATAGATTCATTAGTTGCATTTACTCCCCCATGAAATCTTATAGTATCTACAGAGTTTGCTATTTCTGATATCTCCATCAGTTCTATTATAGCATTTTTACTGTGGTTAAATATTTCAGCATTTACAGATTCTTTTTTTAGATATGCCATAACTATTATTATATTTTTAAATTAAGTTTTTTCGACTAAGGTTTATGAAAAAATCTTCTTCTAACTGGAACTTCATTTATTCTTACATTTAAATCATGAGAATCCATATATAAAAAAGTATGATTTATTTCACTGCAATAAAAATTTAATTTTCTTTTTTCTGGTTTTTCCAGTTGAAATTGAAAAGTTTCAAACCCTTGTTTTGAAATAAAAAAAGCAAGAAGCTTGAGTAGTACATCATCCTTTATTGCATTAAATTTTAAATCTATCGATACTAATTTGTTGTTAATTCCATTTTTTTCTTTGAAGGTTCTAGATGATCCGAGTTGAATATTTTTTAATGCATATATTTCTTCTCTATCTAAGGAGTAAGATGGTTGGATGTCTAATTCTCCCTTATTCCAGTATTCTTCAATTATATTTTTTGATTCAGACGGCAATGATTCTGAATAGATTATCTGTTTTGAATTAAGCTGACTATATAATGTATTGTCAAATTGTAAATTTATGGAATTGTTATTTACATAATTATTTGAAGAAGATATTTTAGAGCAAGTGAAATCTTGTACCATATAAGGTTTCATTGAATATAAAGACTTGTATGCATCTTGTTGGCTTAGTCCGACTCTTTCTAACGTTTGAAAAGGAAAATGAAGAGCTCCTTCTCTTTCGTTTATATATTTTATTATTAAATCAGATTCGTCATCACTTCTATTTTCAAAATTTAAATCTAATGAAAATATTAATCGATTTAATCCTCTTGGCTCCATTAAGAAATATGAATTTCCGTACTTATTTACATCGCTAACAAATGCTATATTTACAGTAGACCCATAAGAAGGTATAAAAGAAAAAGGGTTTGAGTATTTAAAGTTCTTAAGTGTTTGATCTGTTTTCGAGTTTTTTACAAAAGAAGAATAAGAATTGTAATAATCTGCACCTTGATTATTAGAGTTTTGATAAAAATCCCTCTCATCGAGATTCCAAAAATTTTTTAAATCTAGGGTCATCTTGCGCTTTCTATTATTTCTATAGATCCGTTCATTAATCCGTTAGATGAAATGTCAAGATTTTGAGACGATATCATTCCTTCGCATTCTATAGTTTGACCTCTTGCTGCATAATCTATGTTTTTTGGAGATATTGATATTTTTGCAAAATCTTTTCCTGAAAAGTTTATTATAGAACCTACATTTTCTCCTACGACTGAAATTGATTTTTCGACTTTTCCAAGTCTGACATCTTGAGGATATTCATGACCAATTACATAGTTTGGGGTTCTTTCGCAACTCACTCTATAATTAATATCATTTGGAAAATCAATTCCTATATTATTTTTGTTAAAATTTAGCAGTTCTGTATATGCTCCATTTGCCAATTTCATTGGATCGGTTTTAAAAGACCCTGTTTGAGTTTCATTTCTAAAACCGCTGTATATCGAAAAAGCTGCCGAAAATTCTACAAGTCTATAAGGAGCTATATTTACATTATAACTTGTTAAGTATGCTCCTGAGAACTCTATTCCACAAAATTTCCCTGTACAAGAATGAGTCCCTGTTAATGCTATTAATGGGTCATTATCTCCAGTTATATAGTAAGAAAATTCTACAGAAGCTTCTAAAGCAGACGTTGAAGAATAAGATCTTAATCCTCCTCCGTAAACTCTGTTGTCTTGTACAGATGATCCAGCTGAAAGAGTAGCCCTTTTTGCGAAAAATTTATTACTATTAATTTCTATTTCGCATTCTTGATGTCTTATGTACCTCATATATATAATATCTCAGGTTTATCTCTGGACACTGTAGAGTAACTTAAATTTATACTTGTATCATTTTCAGAGTTTGTTGAAAAATCTTGAGAAAGTAAATGGGCATCCCTGAATACATATTGTACTTGTTCTTGGCTTCCGCATTGATTTTTTAAAGTTACCCTAATGGTTTCAAAGTGCGTTCCTGTTCTCATGTAATCATATACATTTTTTGATTTATAATCATCAACTTCCATCTCTATTGAAAACTTTTGTTTTATAGGAGTGCCTAGTACAACTTCACAAGGGAAAATAGAGCCAATCTTGTATACTGGTTTATGTTCTGCATTCATTTCAAAAGCAAAACTTACAACTCGATTAGTTTCTCTACCATCAAAATCTATGGATATTCCACTGCTTGATGGAATGAATAATTCGTTTTGTTTTTGAGTATTTCTTTTTATTATTACATTTGGCCCAACTTCTCCGTATGCCGATATTGATATATTTGATTCAGCCAGACTGTCTACAGCAAAAGAACATTGGTAGGAGTCTATAAAACCACTTTGAAAATTAATATATTGAGAATTATACTCTATACCGCCATCAAACCCAGTCTCTGCCGCTATAAGTTCTGTGATCGGTTCGTCTGATGTTATCATAACCCTATCAAGAGAAAACCTAGCCACACCAGGAGCATTTTGAATTAGATCTGCTGGACCTACATAGCCAAGAAAATTATTATCTTCTGTAGGTATTTGATAGTTTGCATTTAAAGATTGAACTCCTGATATTGCTAGTCCGTTTAAATGAAAAGATTGATCTGAATTGTGTACATATCCTTTCATTTTATCTTAATGATCCACCTACCCTCTTTTCGTTTGCTATTACCGACATAACTGCACTTTTTACTTTTGTTGCAAATTCATTCGAGTTTATATCAGTTCCAGAAGTGGCTGTGCCTCCAGAGCTCGATACATTTATTGTTACATTTACATCTCCATGTGATACATTGCTTACGGATGAGTTTTGCGAGCCTCCTGACGGCGATGTTTGCAAAGATCCAGAATTTATGCTATTCATTAATGTTGAGCCGTAAGTTTTTACGGCGCTTGGGCTCATTACATACTCTCCGCCAGTTAGCACAGAAGGAACGGCTCCTCCTTTATTGAACTGCATCGCTTCTTTGTCTACAACAGCTTTTACATTATTATCATATAAAAATCTTCCAGCAGCCTCTGGACCTTTAGTGTTAAATACTTTTTGAGCTTCTGATCTAAATAAAGCTTGGTCTGAAGGTTTTGGAAATGATTTTTCTATACTTTGACCTTTTACCTTAAAGTAGCCTTGTGATTCAAGTTTGTTTGCTCTTCTTTTTGCAGCTCTATTTTTTGCAAAATCTGTTGATCTATATTTTCCTTGAGCCCAGCTTAATCCTTTTGATAAAAGTGCTCCCCCTGCAATTCCTATAATTGCGTTCCAGATGCTATTTTTCATAACTTTTTTCTGGTAGTCTTTATTCTTTTGCCTCATTTCTTCTTGCTTTTTTGTTGCAAGATCTTCTTGGAATTGAGTTTCTTGGTCTCTGAAATATTTTTGGATTGCTCGATCATTAGATATTGCATATCCAGAAAGTTGGCTACTTATTCCTATGCCAGCTTGTTTGGTCTTATATCTTGTTACGTTTCCGTATTTATTTTTATCTACATATTTTTCTCTTTCTGCAACCATTGGAGCTCCGACCCTTAATGAAACTGCCCCGCCATCTGCATATCCTTGCAACGTACCTCTATTTAAATTTTCTAAAAAGTTTACTCCGTATTTGTCTACAGCGCTTTTCTTTATTACATACTCTCCTCCCATGAGCATGGCAGGAACATCATCTCTAACTCCGCTTCCTCCGTTTACATACCCACCCCTATTCATTTCTAAGTTGAAAACATCTCCAACCATTGATGTCATTCTGTTAGCGGCACTAGTAAGGAATGCTCTTTGCATTGTTTTAAGTAGATCTATTCCAATTTGCCTGAAAGAATCCCCTATACTTTGCGTTCCATCTAAAGCTGCCTGCATTGCATCCACCAAGCCATCTCTAAAGACGAGTGGAAGATCTCTACCTAGTTGTGTATAAATCCTTTCGGACGACTCTTCTATCTCTCCGAAACCGAGAGCTAGTCCAGAGCTCATGTTTTGACCAAATTCAGATAAGAAACCTTTATCTCTAGGAGTTTCTCTGTCCATCAAAAGAGCTAAATCATTCATGCTCTTATCTAATGTTTTCATGGCTTGCTCTAAGTCTTGGATCTGTTTATTTGCAGATGCAAGCCCATCTTTTGCAGCTGGATCGTTTTCGTTTTGTTTAAGTTGAGCTTCGAATAATTGTTTAGACATTTGAGCTGAAACCAAAGCATTATTTTGATTTGCAAAATCATTTTGCATAGACATCAGCCTATCTCTTTGGTCTTTAGTTCCTATACTACTACTTTCAAATGCTATTCTAGCTCTAGCTCTATCGGCACTGGTTGCGGTTGGATCTTGCATGGCAATTTGAAACTCTCTTTGCCTTCCTATTTGATCGGCAACAGCATCAACCGCCCTAGATCCAGCAGCCGCTCTTGTTCGTATATTTCTGTTTTCGTTTATTCGCTGTCTTCCTCCACTAGAATAAGTTGAAAACTTTAGACTTTGATTAAATTCTTGCACTGAATTTAAAGCTTCGTTAACATCAAATTGTCTTTCAAACTCATTAAGACCTCCCTTCAAACTCTTTAAAATACTTCCAAGACTATTTACTTTTTCTGCAATAAGACCAGAAGGATCATCAGCTAACAAAGATTCAACATTTTGATTAAACATTTCATATGCTTTATCTATATCTCCTGTAGCTAAAACCTGATTTATTGCATTCTTTGTATTTTCAAAATTTATATTAGATAAATCTAAATTTTCTCCAGATAAAGTGTTTGATAATCTAACTACTGATTCTGCTGCTTCTTCTTCTATTCTTGATATTTCTTTCTGCCTTTCTTCTATTATTTTTTTAGCATTTTCGATTGCATCTTCACCTTCCTTTATTTGACCTTTAATGCTCATTGCATTCTGAGACATTGTAGCAATCTGAGGGCCGATTTGACTTAATAGCTGATTTCCAGTTTTTGGAGTCTTTACTGCATATTTAGTAGTCGGTATGTTGACGTGTCCTCCTGTTGAGGGGACAAATTGAGGCGGGTCAACCATTCTAACATTTTTAGTTTTAATCCCTTTAAAATCATCTCTAATTCTGCTTCTTATTTTATCCATCGCCTTCTTTCTTGGCGAATCACCTGTCGAAATCCCAAGGAATGTTGGCAGCTCGTTGCTCAATTTATCGGCTGCCCTTATATCTTTCGCAAGCTGTTCAAGCTCTTCTATTTGGCCTCCTTTTAAATCCTTTCCCCCTGCTAGCCTGTTTAGGGTACTTCTATTAATATCTAGTTCTTTTTGTCTTTCCTTTATTTCTTGTCTCTGAAATTCGATATCTTTAGATTTCTCTGTTATATCCTTTTTGGCTGCAGGAGATAAAACTGTTCCTCCTCTTGAAATGGCAGTTCCTCCTCCTGGACTAGTTTTAGTTGCAGGTCCTATCACAGTTCCTTTGCCTGGTGGTGTAACTGCAACAGGACCTATTTGTTGATTTCCTTCTTCAGACGCTATATTTAATTGATTATCAATTGCTGATTTTAAACCATTTAAAGCATCTACAAGCGCCTTTTCGGATAATAATCTAGCAGCTTCCCTCTTGAAAGTATTTAATGCTTCTTGTTTTTTTATTCTAAGATCTTCCTGAAACATTTGTTTTCTTAAGCCTGCCTGTCTTTGGTTTTCAGTTTCATCAGAACTTATTCCTCTGAACAAATCAGGGTTGCTTGCTTGAAATCCAAAGAAAGATTTTCTCGTTTCAGCAACTCCTCTGTTGCGCATCATATTAGTTTGGGCATCAATATCCCTGTTTTGCAAATCTTGTTGTAGTACTTCAAGTTCAGTTTGTATCTTGGCTTGTATTTTGTTTTGAGCAATTTGAACACTTAAAGCTTTTCTTTGTGCAAGAATTTGTTCTTGAATTACTCTAAGTCTTTCTCTTTGTGCATCAAGTATTTCAGTTAAATTTTCAGCCCCTTTGCTATCTAATGCTTTAGAAAATTGTGTTGTAAAAATCCCTGTCTCTCTAATTGAACCAAGATTTTGAATTATTTCTTTTACTATTCTTTCTTCTTCATCTATTCCCTTTTGATCTTGCGTAGTTCCAAAAATTTGCATCAAATTGCTTCTTGCATTTTTTTCGGTTGGCATTTTGAATCTATCTGATACCGCTGTTCCGCCTGCTCTTTGAGCTCTTTCAAAATCGCCAACGCCATCAAACCCTACCGATTTAAATATATCATTTAGTTCTCCAGTTCCTAAATTCATTTTCATCGTCCCGCCCATTTGCCTTTGTCTTATCATTGTTTCTATCGGGGCGGCACCTCGACTCTCGACAGTACTTCTAATAAAATCCATTTGGGGGGCTGTGAGGCTTAAGTTTTTACTGTTTTGCTTTACTTGTCTTAGGAAATTTATATCAGATTCTCTTTCGAAGTTGCTTATATTTGATTGAGCTTGAATGCCTAGTATTCTGCTCTGCTCTCTTGCTAAAAAGTCAGAAGCATTTATTGGAGATAAAAATTGAGATGCAAATTGTGCATTAGATGAATCAGCTCTAGCTGTTGCTCCTTGTCTTATTTTATCAACCTCAAGATCAATAGCCATTTTACTTATGGTCTTATTAAAGGATTTTTCTATATCAAACAGGGCTGCGCTTGCTCTGTCTGCTGATTTTTTGATTTTTTGAAATTGCACTACAGCATCTTCTGCTTCTTTTGCAATATCACCAATACTAATTTCTCCTTCTCTAAAAGCAGCTGTTAATGCTTGCATTTGTGTTTCTGTCATCGCTCCTGCTTCTACAAGAGCTGATAGTTCGCCTATTTCATCCGCACCTAAGGATCTAGCTTCTTTTAAGTCGCTCTCAGCTATTGATGAATCAATCCCTCTTCCAGCAAATGCTCCTGCGGTTCCAAGACCCGCCGCCAATAAAAGAGGAAGGGCTAATCCTCCTGTGCCAACTGTAAGCCCAGCAGCAGCCAAAAGTCCTCCTGCTTTTAAACCAAGACCTGCTCCCGCTAATCCTCCCGCAACTGCTCCAGTTCTTTCAAACCCACCGCTTAATAGACCTTGTTGTCCTGCGGCTCTTTTTCTTATTGCATTTAATCCTCCTGTTCCGTCTATGCCAAGCTCTGTAAGCTTTCTCTGTCCTACCGCTGAAGATGTTTGTATTTTTTGTAAAGCTTCTATAACTTTAAATTCATCAGCATCTTCATTTCTTATGGATTGAGCTATTATAGAGCCCATTGCTACCCCTGCATTTTTTGCAGCTTTTCTTTGGTCGCTGTTCTTTAAAGCTACTCCGAAATTTTGAATACTTACAGCATTTGACATATCGTCTTGAAGCTGTTTTTGTACATCACTTATTGCTTTTGGGTCACCTCCTGAAGTAGCTAATTTTCTTAAAATTTGCGCATCATTAATTCCTGCTAATGCTCTGTTGGTCGCTGCATCAATTTGATTTACTTTATCAAAGTCTCCTTGGCTAAATGCTACAGCTCTTTCGTTCGAAAGATTCTGGATACTTTGTGCTGCTTGTAAATTTTGACCAATTAAATTTATTTCTTTTTCTCGAACTTTTATCTGCTCATCTATTGATAGAGTTGCATTCTTCATGGACATAATAAATCCAGATGCAGCTCCAACTATGGCTCCAGGAAGTCCGAATATAGCACCCATTCCTAGGCCTGTTAATGTACTTGATGCTACATCTCCACCTCTATCTCCTACTCGATATTGACCGTCAACTAGTGAAGATCTATCTTCTCTTGCAGTTCTATTTGCAACCATTCCTCCAAGCATTGGAGCTATAAAAGATAAACCTAATCCTACTTGACCGCCAAAACTTCCCATTCCTTGTGTTGCAAATTTTTGCATTGCAGGTTTGAACCCTCCTGCAACCCTTCCAGCTCCCCTTGAGATACTTTGAGCTCCTCTGCTAAGAAAGCTCCCTCCACCTCTTAATTCTGCACCAGATCTTCCCGCATTAAAAGCTCCAGTAATTCTATTAAGAAAGCCTCCCTGTGCGATTTGTCTCTGAGCTGTTCTTTGTGTTCTTTCTCTTTTCCTGTCTCTTTCTTTGTTCTTCTGCTCAGCATTCATTGCGGCAATCATGGATTGCATTTTTGATGCTTCTGCTGGGTCTTTGGCTATTCTAGCCGCCTGGGTCATTAAATCTTTTGTTAATTCTTTTCGACCTCTTACATCTCCAGTATCTAAAGATTTTTGAAGTGATGATAATGTGCTTATAAACTTTTTAGAGTTTGGTCCCCCCATTGTTACGGAATCTTTTGTCATCTGTCTAAACATTCCGCTTTCGAATCCAGCTCTTGCTAAAGCTGCATTTGAAGACATTACCCCCCTTTCTTTAGCTGCGTATTGAGTGAAGTCTTCTCGCCCTCTTTTGCCCATTTTATCAATCGTGGCTAAAGCTTGTTCAGGGCTTTCTGTTTTTATATTTCTTGAGGACAAAAAGTCTTGAGCTAAATGTTTTCTTAATTCTCTTCTATCATAACCTTTGTTGCCCATGAATCGCTCTTCTCTTCTTGAGAAATCAGATTGAGCTTGTAAATTTTTCTCTAACTCTCTCGCTAATGTTTTGGGCTGATCCATGGCGCTATCAGCGCTTTTATTTAGAGTTTTATTTATTTTTTCTAAACCTTTTAAAGTCTCAGTGTCTCCAGATTTAGCAGCAACACCCATTTGAAACAATAAGTCTTTTTCAAAGTTTTTAGATTGCTGAAGGTTTTTCGCTAATTCTCCAATTGTACCTCCCCTACTTCCTAGTCCTTCTAAAGCATCTCTTCTGAATTGCTGCCTCATGAATTGTTGTCTTTCCGCGCTCTCTCCTCCTAAGGTTCCAAGAGAGGCTTTGGTCCTTAAATTTGCTTCTTTTATTAAAACAGAACTTTGTGCATATTGTTTGCCTAGGTTATCTAAAAACTGTTTTGATGCTTTTCCAGATGCACTAAATTTATCAATTACTGAAGCGGCTCTTTTAAAGGATTTTTTTAAAGAATTTAACCCTGCAGAATCAATTGTTTGTATTGATCTTTTTCTAAGCTGTAAAACTTCACTTAGTCCTACTGGATTGATTGCATAATTTGGTACTGCAGAATCTTTTTTATTTGGATTTAAACCTCCATGTAGTTTTCTAGCATTTGAAAGAAGACCACCTTCTTGCTCTTTGTTTACAACGGCTAGTCCAGGATTTCTTGAGCTTTTTAATGATGGAGCTGAAACTACTTTAGGGGTAAGTCCAAACGAAGCTTCTCTTGCTATTGCATCTCCCACGGCTCCTGAATATTGAGGATTTTTTGATAAAATTTGCCCTGCAGATGAGGACATGAGTTTAGTGAAATTAGGTATCAAGCCTTTGCTCGAAAAAACTCTTCCTTCGTAATCAGGGTTTCCATATTGAAAATAAGGTCTTGTTACATCATTTAAGTTGAGAGTTTCTGATTGATTTCTTAAGTCTTTAATGATTTTATTTCTTTCTGCATCTGGCAGAGATCTAAAGGCACTGCTATTTAAGAATTGCCTTACATCATCATAATTACTTTCTCTTAATTTTATATCGTTTGTTCTTCTGCTCCAGAAAGATTTTCCTAATAAACCAAACTGTCCTGTGTCTTGCTTGTACATTTTTACAGCCTGACTGACCGTCTTTAACCTTTTAAGCATAAAATTAGGAATTAATCCTTGGTTTAAAAGATTAGGATCTACTTTTAATAATTTTCCTTGAGATACGATGCTATCTATTTTATTTAACTTTAATCTTCTGTAACCTTTTGCCCCAACACCTACAGAGTTTGCATGTACTGATGCTATACCATGAGAATCATTAAACTCGCGCCAAGAACTAAATCCCTTGGGGGGCGGTGCTCCTTTTTTATATTTGTGAACTCCTCCTCTGGCTCCAGATATATATAGGTCTTGCATTCCTGAACCTTTTTGATACTTTATAGATGTAAATAATCTACCTCTAAGTATTTCACCTAACCTAGATAACCCTATGGTTTCATCATGGGCTCCTGATTGCATTATTTTCGCTCTACTTTGTATAGGCGGTATAATACTTTTTACGCTAGATGCGCCTATTCTCATGGCATAATTAGGTATAGAACCTGAGCCTCTAAACCTTCTTCTTCCTCTTATGCCTTTTGCAAAATCTTTATCAAGTTTTGAATAATAATCATCTATATCTTTACTAACTATAATTCTCCTACTTACTTCTTTTTCCGCATCTTTGATTGATAATGGTTTATCTTGTGCATTAACCAAGTTTTCAAAGTCTTGTACTACTTGTTTATTTATATAAAACTGCCCCGCCTCGCTTCTTTTTAATAAATCTAATGCTCCATATTTTGCGGAAGCTCCGAAGTTTATACTGGACTGCTGGGCTTCGAATTTCTTTTCTATAGCTTTTTGCTTCGCTCTATTTCTGAATAAAGAGAAGTCTCCAAATTGTCTGAATTTTTTTATGCCCTCGCCCTTTTTTATATACTCATCTGGCATACTATAGGGAGATGCGGATGCTACAGGAGATCTGTAAAGTTGGGCTAACATACCTCCAACATTTCTACGTTTGATTAATTCTTGATGTTTTCTATAAGCTTCTCCTCTGGTTGGGTCAAAAGCCAAAGCCAGCTGATCTCTGCTTGCCCGCTCAAGAACAGCATCTCTTTGCCTGTTCTTAGAATCTTTTAATAAGTCTACTTCATATTTTACTCTTTTTGATATATCATGTAATATATCATCTGTATTTAAATATCTGCGGCTTTTAGTTCCTTTGGTTAGCCCTTCTCTTTTGTCTATTAATGAGTATGCTCCTTCATCTTTATCCCTAAACTCAAGATAATGATTAGGAATTTTTGTTTTAATCCTTGATGTGTTTCCTAATAAATAATTAAAAATATCCCGCCCAGAAGTTTGTTTTAAAACTTGTAACGGATTAGTCATATCAACTTTTCCTACTCCAGATTTTTTTAAGTCAAATGTTCCTTGAAATTTATCATCAGCGATAAGTTGATCCCTTAACCTATCTAATCCTTTATTATCTAAAAATTTAATACCTTCAGCGACTGAATCTAATTTATTATAATAAGTCCTAAATGTAGGATTTGATCTGTTCAATGGCATTAACTGCCCTTTTTGGTTTTGAGGGGCAGACATGTATTCCTCTTGAATTTTGTCAATTATTAAATCAAAATTTGATCCTGAAATTTTTGCATTTTCTAACATTGTCCTGTATCCGAATACAGGAGTATTATCTAATGCATAATTTGGAACTAAACCTTTATTTGCATATGGATTAAAGCCATGGATTTTTTCAAATGATTTTCTGTATTTTTTACCAGCCGAACTTGATTGAGGCGGCATTATTGCAGGCTGTTGCATGCCTGGAAATTTTTTAACTTTTTCAGCACTATTATAAACTACCCTGCCTTCTCCTGGAAGGTTCATTGATTTAACTGAGCCAGCTGTATATCCTCCAGACTTTGCTCCAATTTTTTCTTGCATCCTTTCGTCCGCACTTACATAGTTTGGTACATGACCTTCGCTTCTACCTCTTGTTAAGTTTGTGTTAAATCCTGCTCTCAAAACACCAGGACCTATAGCTTTTGCAGCTGCAGCTATTTTTTGTTGTTCTCTTGATTGGGCTTGAAGTATTGTTAGGATTGTTTTTTCTTGCGCTGCTCTGTTTCCTTCTTGAGCTAAAATTCTTTTTTGTAATCCGCTGTTTTCTGCTAGTATGGCTACTATAGACTCTTGTACTTGCTTTTGTTTCTGTGATGCGCTTACAACCCCAAGTAGTTCTTTTGCACTTCCAGCTAAGAATCCAGCTGTTTTAATAAATAACTTTCCTAATATAGCCAAACCTACAAATAAACCTGGACCGCTTATTACATTTCCTATACCTTTTATTAATCCTTTTGCGAAATCAGATCCTGCAGACTCGCCTTCATCTTGGCCCAAAAAGTCAGCTATACCAGATATTTGATCTTTTAATATGGTAAGGTAATTTGTAATTTGATCAGAAAATCCTAAGTCTCCTATTATACTAGCCAGCTCTTTTACACTCGTTGCTGTTTGAGAGGCTAATGCAGCCATAGATCTATTTAATATTTCGTTTTTCTTGTAAGCTTCATCAGTAGCGCTCGCTGAAATTTGAGTAGCTCTAGCTAATATACTATTTTCTTCAGCTAAATCCTTGATAGCCGCTTTTAATATATTGATTTGAAAAACACCACCAACTTGTTCTGCTACAGCAGCTTTTGTGGTGTCTGCTAGAGTTTCATATGTTCTTGATAAATTTTCTAATACTTGAATCGCTGGTAATGTATTTCCAGCTACATCTCTTACTGCTATACCAAGTTCTTCAAGCCTGTTTATCGTACTAGACCTTTGGACTCTTGTAAAAATAGTTTTAAAACTATTACCAATAACTTTACCACCTCTAGCAGTTTGTTGCTGTGCAGCTGTTACCGCACCAAGGAGTTGATCGAAACTTACTCCAGCATCTTGAGCAACAGCACCAGCACGTGATACACCATCTATTAAGTCTTCTGTGCTTACTGCAAACTGAACATCTACAGCAGCCATTTTACTTAATATTTTTGTAGAATCTAATCCTGCTTTATTAAATGTATTTAATGCCGCTGTTAAACCGCTAACTGCTGATGCGGCATCAAGACCAGTTAGCCTTGTCAATATAAGGGCATCATTAGTTCTTTTTAGAGTCTCCTCCATTGACAGACCTTGCCTAGCTAATTCTGTTGCGGCAGTAGCTACAGTTGAAAATGATTGTGCTGTATTTTTTGCTACAGCGAATAGACTTTTGGAAAAGCTTTCTAATTGCTTATTCGTTAGCCCCATCACTATGTTTATTTCTGTTAGCCTTTGCTCTACTTCGACTGTTGTTCTTAGAAGTGAAGCAAATGCACTCTGCACACCTTGTATTATTCCAACTGATGCACCGAAAGCAAGAACACGAGCATTGGAAGCTTCTAAAGATTTATTAAACTCGCTTATAGACCCTGTGATTTTACCAAGAGGTCTACTAAAATTTCGG